GAATCTGCCGGGGTAGACAACTCGATCGCAACAGCGACCGGGGCAGTCGCTACCGGGCTATGGCATCAATATGCGCTCGTTCGAACCGGCACCTCTACAGGGGGGATTTACAGAGACGGACTGCCGCTCAGTACAACAGGATCTCTCGGCAACTGCGCCTCCTCTACCTCCCCTCTGCAGATTGGTCAGTATAGTGGCGGTACGGACCGGGTTTCCGGCTACATGGATGATATTGGCATCTGGGACAGAGCGCTGTCGGCGGCAGAAATAGCAGAATACTATGCCCGCGCGCGCCAGGGTTATGTGGGATTGGTGAACCGATGGCCGGTGCGCGTGATGGAAGGCATATCGATTTTGCCGATCACGCCGGCAGGGATTGGTTCCGCGGAACAGTGGGGGGCTCCATCGTTTTCCGTCGGGGCGGTAACGATCTCGCCATATGGTGTCGAATCGTCGGAGCGGTGGGGGGCGCCGATCGTCGTTCCCGGCTCGGCTGTAATCGCACCCGCGGCTATTGTTTCGGCGGAGCAATGGGGGCAGGCGCAAATCGTACCCGGTCCGGTCTACATATCACCCGCTGGGATCGGCTCCGGTGAGCAGTGGGGGGAGCCGGTCTTTGCGCCCAACGGGGTCGCGATATTTGCGGCCGGGATCGTGTCGGGAGAGCGATGGGGGTCACCTCACGTCGGCACGGCCCATACGACGATCGTTTTGCTTCCGACATCGGTAAAACTTGGGAGCGATGGTCGCACTTCCTTGGATCTCGGCAACACAGGCAAGACAACGGTAGTTCTGCAATAGGAGGCAGCATGGAAGACGTGATCATCTGGGATCGAGCATTGTCGGCAGAAGAGATCCTGGAACTTTACAATCAGTCGCAGGAGGTAACGCGTGGCAAATCCATACTACGAACTGACGCAGAACGATATTCCTGATCCGCTCACCGCTACCCTGTACGATGCGTCCGACGCGGTCGTGGACCTGACGGCCGCCACATCCATCACATTCCATCTGGATAACAACCGCACCGGGCCGGTCACGCTGGCGGGCGCCGCTTCGGTCGTCGATGCGGCGGCAGGCAAGGTGCAGTACGCATGGGATGCCAACGACACGAAGGTGGTCGGCTACTACACCGGAGAGTTCCAGGTCAATTTCTCCGGTGGCAAAATCATCACCTTCCCGACGGATCCGAAGATATTAATTCAGATCACGAGGGAGATTGGATAGAAAAAATGGATCGACTGAAACGAGCGCAGGTATATCTGCGCGACGGCAAGGTATGGGATTGGGTGCTGGCCATGTTCTCGGTTATCGCGGGGGCAGAGTTGGCGATTGTCGGGCACGTCTCTCCCGCTATCGGGATGGCGGCGAGCCTGCGGGAGATCAGCTCGATGCCGATCTACACGCACGGGATATTGCTCGCGCTGGTAGGGATGGGATTGAGCTACGCGACAGGGAGACAATGGACTTCGGCGCGCGCTGTTCTCCTGCTGTTCCTGCTCAATTTCTATCTGTTTGCGAGCATCTCCGGGGCGGTGGCAGGGCAGCATTTTACGGCGGTGCTATGTGGGATGATGGCAGGGGGATCGACGTGGCGAATGCTGGCGCTCACGTGGGGAGGTGGCTGGAATGGCGTTGGACGCGACGGTGGTGGCGGAGGCGTCCGTCGTGGCAACGGCCTTCGCCGCCTACCTGGGCTTTTTAGGGGTTAGGCGGGGCAGCCAGGAGACAACGACCAAGGACCGGCTGATTGCGGAGGAGAAGCGGTACGACGAGTGCGACAAGGCGCGACGGGAAGACGCGGAGAAGCACGCGTCCGCAATGGATAATCTTCGAGTGGTGATCGACGCCTTGAGAGCGGACAGAGATAAAGAGCGGCAGAGGGCCGACATGTTGGCGGTGGAGCTGGCGACGGAAAGATCGCGGAGAGAACGGATGCAGGGGAAGCATCCTTGACATACTACTGTAGGGAACCGGGCGGAACCGGAAAGGTGATGGAGACATGGCGGGAAATGGTTTGAGCGGGATTCTGGGCGGCGCGCTCTCCGGGTTCAAGAAGGGTCTGGCGTATGATGCCGCCTTCCTGCGCGCGTTCGTCTGGGCGATTGAACAGGGCGAGGAGGATGCGGCCGGCGAGCTGGTGGAGATTGCGAAGGCCAACGCTGCCGAGATGGTCGATGAGACCGGCAACGTGTTGCCCCATGTCGTCGAAGCGCTGCTGGAGGGGCATGATCCGTTCACGGGATCTCGCCATCTCTTCCAAGCATGGCAGCAGAAATGGGGAGTGCATTGATGGAGCCTAAAACCATTACGATAAAGGTGCCTGCGTTCCTTTCGCGTCCGTTCGGGCGCAACTGGATCACAACCCTGATGGGCATCATCATGTTTACTGTGGCGGAGATCCTGCAGAATCAAGCGACGATCCAAAAGCTGATGCCTAACAAGTACGCCTCGACGCTCGCACAGGTCTTCCTGATTGCGGGCCTCATCAAGAGCATCGCGACGAAAGATGCGGGGCGCAAGACAGCGGACGTGCCGGCGTCATCGGTCATCATTAATCCGACAGATCCTCTTCCGCCGGTAGGAGGTGCGTCTTGAGCAACGTCCCAGCGCTCTCGCTCGGATTGATGCACGTCCTGCTGAACAAGTTGGCGGCGCGGCGCGTGCCCTACGTGTGGGGAGGGAAATCGCCGTCGCTCGGATGCGACAGCAACGAGATCACCGGACTCGACTGCTCGGGCCTGTCTCGATGGATGGCGTACCGGGCGACGGATGGCGCACTCACGATACCGGAAGGCTCTGAAAATCAGCACCAGTGGTGTATCGATCACGGGCTTCCGAAGGCGGATTACCATGGCATCGGAGAGCATGGGGCAGGACGGCTATTCATCTGTTTCGAAGATCCGACACCGACGGGTCACGTCTGGTTCGTGGATGGAACGACCAAAGGTACCCTGGAAAGCTATGGCCACCATGGCCCAGGCTCCAGGCCGTACGATCTCGACATGTTCTTCCGGATCGTTGATGCATGTTTCGAGATCCCTTGCAAGCCGTGAGGTATACTGGCGTTGGAGTTCGTCACTGCAACAAAGGGCCGGGAGCATCGCGCTCCCGGCCCTTTTCTATGCAGCCCTGTTCAGCGATAGCTCATAGAGCATCACATCCTGCCCGTCCACGATCGCGCAAACGTAGATGCTTCCCTGTGTGTTGCGGTAGAGGTCAAACTGCTCTGCCGCCCACTGCTCTGCCCGCCAACGCTCCGGGAACCTCTTGCGGACATCGGGCACCTGCTCAGCCAGGCTGTCTATTTCGACGATCCATTCGTCCGCCCTGTCGATGTCGATGATGCGGCGGAGGCTCTTCGACAGGTCGATCAGTCCGCCCTGTGTCAGGTGGTCAACCTGATCGGCTAAGAGGGTGACGGTTTTGCGGACCGTCGGCTTCTCTGGGTCTAGGGGTTTCCTCCCTCCCCCCGGCCCACGAGTAAGACCAGGGGGAGGGCTTTTGCGCTTGCGATCAGTAGACATAGATGCGCACCCGGTGGTTCGTAGTCGGCTTAACCTCGAATGGCAGGCCGACCTCAATGCAGTTTTTCAGTTTCTCCAACTGTGCGGGACTTACGTCTACCGGGATTGGGCGACCCAGCACGCCATCAGGCTGAAAGCCACTGTTAAACGAAATTGCGTATCCATCCTCTGCAGGGTCTTTCATGTAGAGCCATGCGTCAAACATATTAGACCCGGTTGACTTGCGTGCATCTTCGATCATCATTGAGATAGTCTCCTTTGCGCTTTAGGACCGCCCGTCCATTCCGCATCGGTTCGATTAAAGGGTAGTTCGTTCTTACACTCTTATTGTATCATATTAAATAAGAGTGTGCAACCTCAAACATGTAGACAGGTGAAGTATTTTTCGAAAATAATTCGAGCCGGGGATGTTCTCCCGGCTCTGCAAATCAAAACTCTCTACTCCCGACGAAACACTGCTATCCTTCGTCGTTGCCGAGCGAGATCCTCCACCGATGGAACCGGCGCGGCAGGCGGTGGAACAGGCGTAGGGATGGCGGGCGGCGTCGGACCTGCGGCACGTCCGAACAACGCGGCCTTGTCGTCACTCACGGGTCGGTTGGTCACCAGGTATTTCATGGTCGTCTGCGGGTGGACGTGGCGCATCTGCGCTTGCACGGTCTTGATGTCGGCTCCGTTCTCAATCCCCCGCATGGCGAACGCATGGCGGCAGCAATGAGGCGTAATCCCCTTTCCGTCCAGACCGGCAGCCTTCAGGACATTCTCAAAAATCCTACTGACACCATGTTCTCCGAGCGGCGCCTTGACGCTATAGACCAACAGAATGTCTCCAGGGTAGGACGGGCGCTGCTTGAGGTAGGCGCGGATCACCGGCCAGAACTCCGCAGGCGGCGTAACGTATCCCTCGTGTCCACCTTTCCCGAACCGAACGAAGATCCGACGCGTCTCTGCGTCGATGTCCTGGATCCTGAGGTCGTAAATCTCCTTGCGCCGCAGTCCACAGAAAATCAACAAGTACATGACTGTCCGGATCACGTGGCGCTTGTGGCCTTGCGCACTCACATTGCCACAGACATGCATGGTTTCGACGGCCGTCAACATTTTGTCGAGGTCGGCCTCCGGAGGCGCAACCCTGGCGCTGGGATCGCACTCGGGCAGCTCTACCCCTGCGGTAAAATCACTGACGATCCAGCGCTTCAGCATCAAGTACTTCGCCCAGCTCCTGCACGCAGCTCGCACCTGGAGCGCCTTCTTCGGCACCCTGGCGCACACGCTGTCGTAGAACCTGCCGAACACGATATCCGACAGATCCGTCACCATCGCACCGCAGGCGTGTCCCACCTGTTCAATCGCATTAAGGTTGATCCAGCGGATAAATTCGCGAATGAGGGTCACATAACTTCTCAACGTTGTCTCGGTGGCCAGCTTTTTCAAACCCTTTTGATAGTACTCATACTCAACTACGAGCTGTTCCAGCTTCATTACTGATCTCTCCGATTTATTGCGTAGAACCACGTTATTTGATCCCTCGCGAAAAGTGCGAAGGCGAGAAGGGGAGTCCATAGGGGTGATTCTACCTTTCAAAAAATGAGTTTGTTAGCACATATGTCCACTGGAATACAAAATGCCACACGATTATAAAGCGCCCTGTCATTAGGCTGTGTTATTTGCAACAATAGAAACATAGAAAGTTAATGATGGCCCGTTTCAGCGAACAAGATAGGAGTTGATGGATTAAGATTGAGCAAATATGATATAACGGCACGGAATGAATAGGGGATGCTTCACGGAAGCGAGGAGGCATTTAGTTTTGCGGGCTGGTTTCCAGGTCTGTCGGGCCGCCCTCGGCATGATCCTCTTAGAAATCGGTTCATTTTCTCCGAGATTGCGGGCGTACAAGGATATAACGACACACCATTTGCGCCAAAATAAAAGGCGTCTTACGCGGATGCCATGACAGATGCGGTCGTCTCAATCAGGTGGCGAACCATCGATCGGTATTCGTTTCGCCGGTGCGCCGGAACTCTCTGCTCTTCCAGGGCGATCACTTTCGCCAACTCATCATCTCGGTCGAGAGAATCATACCCAGCGGCAGCTAAAACGATGTCCAGAGGCATATCCAGCGCCTTCGCGATCTTCGCACATGTTGAGCGCTTTCGTTGGGAAAGGTTTAGTTCGTTCTCCCATTCCGACCATGCCGGTTGAGTGACCCCTGCCAGCTCTGCCGCTTCTCCGATTTTGAGCCCCTTGTCAAGCCTCCACCTCTTCAGGGAGATTGGAAAACTCATACTCCTAATCACCTCCTCGCCATATAACTTACCTCATTATAACCCAAAGCTTATATTTATGCAATATGCCCGTAGTATGATATTTTCCACACCCTTCGATATTTATAAGCCACACCTGTTTTATATATTGCACACCTTATAAATTTCTGCTATAATGAGGGCATGGAAACTTCATTGCAACCCACCGGCGCGCCGGAACAAATCCATGCAGACAGGACAAACCTGAACCGCATCCGCAAGGAGAAGGGCATTTCGCAGGTGCAACTCGCCGCGTCTGTCGGCGTTACCCAGGCGTCTATCAGCATGGCCGCGCGCGATCCGCAGATATTAAGCTTCAAGAACTGGGAGAAGATTGCGACCGCGCTCGGCGTGCAGGTCTCCGACCTACTCCCTTCCGGCACCACGTTCACCGTCTCCAATAAAGTGACGGTATGAGGCATCACTTCAGATATTCAGTCGGAAGGTATGCCTCTTTCCCTTTGTGCGGGCCGTCAAGGATGCGGACTTGCGTAACGCCTCCCCACTGATTTTCTATCACGCGCGCCTTCGTCTGGTCGTGAACAAAGATACCTTGGCCGGAGTATACGACCTTATCGTAGCCCTCCTTGTCGTGAGCGGCAGCATATTTGCTGGATTCGTCCAGTGCCGCCTTCGAAAGAAAGACGATCGTTTCAGGCGTGCCGCCGGCGTCAATGTGGACTTCAGATCCGAGATCAAGGATAGGCCTACTTTCGCGGTAAGGGGCCGATTCACCTTTGTTATTCTTGGCTCCAAGTCCGAAAATGCACATACAGACGACCAAGCAAAGCGCAATGAAAGCGAGCCATCCTCCAAGCGATGAAGGTTTTGTCAGTGCGGCCGCATCTGCCGACTGCTTTTCCATTTCAATCTGATGGCGCGCTTCGATGCGGGCTTTCTCTTCCTGGTAAATCCGTTCCCGCTCTTCGGGCGTAAGTTCTGGCAACGTTGCACCTCCTGTGTAAAGTTGACTCCACTATACCCATTCGGGCGATCGAAGAAAAGAAAATATCAGGTTCTGCCGAAAAACATAAGATACACCTTGACAATATAAGGTAGACCTGATATAATACAGTATCACACCGATCGAACGGGGATATTCAAGATGGTCCGAAGGTCTATCGCACTGCTCGCCTGGAAGCTGATCTGCTTCAACCGCTCTTCGAAGGGGCTTCCGGCTCCGCAGGCTGACGGTTTCACTGTGACCCAGATCAACATGGCGACCGGCACATGTTGGCCGACCGCTCTCTCTCTGCCGAAGAGCACGAGCGCCTGAAAGATCTTATGTCAGACATCTACGTTCAGCGCCGAAGCCCGGAGGGCAAATAGATGCAGACGCTCGAAAACGAAATTGGAACCCAGGTTCAGATTCCCGCAGGCGTTTCCGCCATGCTGGACCGCGCGGCGGAACTCTACCAGGAGGCTTATTGGCTGCAAGTCACCGGACCCGCCACCGTCCTGATGCACAAAGCGCCGACGCGTCCCGGTCGCTACCCTGGACAGCCGTACCGCCTGGATCTCGCGGCTTGGACCTGCGACTGCGAGAGTTTCACCGGACCGAAGCCCTACCGCCTGAACACGGGGCGGCGGACCTGCAAGCACCTGGAGGGCTTCCATCATCTCGCCGCGACCCTAGCCGCCAACAAGATGATGGAGTTCGAAGCGATGGCGGTGCAACTCAACGGGACGGCGAGCAATCGGGAGCGCCGGGACATCCACATGGGCGCGACGCTGGAAGGGGCGTATGGAGAAGATCCGGCCCGTCGGCAGGCGGATGTGGCGCGTAAGACGGCGATGCAGTTGCGCACGATGATGGAGCGGTTTCCGCAGGCACGAGGGCGGCGCGCGGGTGAGAGGAGGGAGGCGGCGTGAAAGCGATCTCCAAGCACATCCTTCTGCACTACGCGCTCGCTATGGCCGATTGGCTCCTGCATCACGATACCTGCGAGAAGTGTGAGCAACTCGGATGCTGTGACCGGGGCCGGGAGTTGCGGAAATGCGCGATGAGTGCCGCTCGGATGTCTCGGGAGAACGCGGGCAAGAAGGTAAAGGCGTCCGGATGAGAAGCCGCTACACTCGCGCAAACCTCAAGGCGCTCTGCCTGGACCTCACACAGGTCCTCCGGGACGTGGAGAGTGCAGGAATGCCTGCCTACAATCTCCCGATGGTGCCGCGCGGTTCCGAGATCCGGTTCAAGGTGGAGGCGGCCATCCAGAAGGCCGAAAGCATTGTGGGGGGGGGTAACTCCCAAGGCCGAAACAACAAAAGACCCCTCCGCTTAGGAAAGGGCCTTCTATCGGCGGGAAGCGCGCTAACGCTTCGGTATCCGCCTGGAGATCAATCGAAATGACCAACGAAATTATACCACAACTTTTGCGGCCCGTCACACTCGCGACGCTTCCGGCAGGGCATGTCCTGTGCCCTAAGTGCGAGGGGCGGCGACATCAGGATGATCCGCAACGCGTCTATGTCGATCCTCCGCTCTGTATGGCTTGCAGGGGCACCGGGACGCTCAAATGGGAAGGCGCACCTGTCGTCAACATCTGCTCCTCGTCCTTCGTGGCGGCGTGCAACCTGCGCGTTATGGGCGGGGATGTCACGGCACTGGACGCACTGGAGACGGTGAGCACCCTTCTCGAAAAGGTCAAGCCCCAGACTTGTTCGATGTGCCAGGGCGAAGGCTCCCTTGTCGATCCCTTCGAAGATGCCGAGGTTCGGGAAACGTGCCGATACTGCAATGGTGCCGGAAAGCGGACATCGGTCTTTCTTGAGGGCGATGTGACGATGCTGTTTGCCCAGATCAAAGACCTCGCTGTTGACCTGCGCGCTGCCTTGAACGAAACGAAGGGAACCTCGAATGAACCGACCGCCGGACAAGCCGACTGACGAGGAGGTCGAGGCGCAACTGGAGGCGGTCGGCAAGGCGGCGATCCAGAAGCTGCGCGAAACGCACAGGATGAGACGAGGTCTTAGCGGATTTCTTTTCCCCGGCGGGCATCCCGGCCCGGTGGCGGAGCGATGGTTCAGATGCATGGTCAACTACACCAGGAGGGATGACTGAAATGATCGATATCGAGAATGATACCAGGACATGCAGGGTTTGTCGCAACGTGGTCAGGTTCGGACAGAAGTGCTCTTGCGAAATCACACAGGCGAACCATCTGGCGGTCGTGCGGGATGCGCGGAATATTGCGGCACTTGGGCAGCAGGACACCGGGCAGCACCTCCACGTGGAGCAGTATTGGCAGGAGAGCGACACGCAGGACGCACCGGTTCCGCTTCCCTCCCTCGGCATCAACTGGGGCAATACCCTAATGGTCGTGGCGACCTGCATGTTCCTGGCGCTCTTGCTGGGGCGGTGTTTCGATGGGCTGATGAAGTGGGGCAGCCAGGTCAATACGACCTCCACCGACATTGAGAGGATTGAGCGCAGTCGTTAGGTTGTGTGCGGTTCCCCTGTAGCTTAATTGGGAGAGCGCGCCGGCGGATGCTGGCGAGGTGCAGGTTCGATGCCTGCCGGGGGCATCCCTGATTGACCACGTACGAGGGACTAAATCGAACGCTGGTGACAGCCGGGAGAGACCGGCATTCTTAATCTACGAAAGGAGAGAGCCTCCATGAAGTAGACAGCGATATTTAGGAGTGAGGAGAGCTGGCCTCAAGCCGGCCCTTCCTCCCGGTTCCTCAAGGGGGATCGAGAGGAGGGAATAGCCCTCCATTTCAAAGGCGGAGAGCCAATATGAAAGTCATCGTGATCGGCAGCGGGCGGAAGAAGATCCGCAAAATTAAAACGCTGCTGCGCAAGATCCAGGAGTTAGAAAAAGTGAACGCACAACTTCAGGCAAAGTACGACAAGACCAATCAGGACCTCGATGCGCTGATTGCACAGCAGGCAACCTCCGATCAGGCGGTCGGTGAAGCCTTCGACTCGCTGGACGCCAAGATCACCGGCGCACTCAATCAGCCCGCTCCTTAGATAAGCAGGACCGGACCGGACCGGCGGCAGGATGTCTTGCGGGCATCCTGCCACCCTGCTCCCAGTCTCTTGTTCGCAGGGGATTGAGAGGAGGGCAAAACCAAGGCGTAAGCCTGCTCTCCAGGCGCTCTGGCAAAGCGTCGTTTGCACTGCGACATGACGTTTGGTGATACTCGCGCGACCCGCCACCATGCGCGCAGCCCGGCAGGAGTTGTTCGGTCTCCCTTTTCACCCTGCCGGGATCTTTTCCTGAAAGGAAACTATGAACATGTCCACACAACAGATGACCAGGACGGGTCAGAGTCAGGGCAGCGCACTCGCCAACAAAGCGGCAAAGCCTTCTCTCGAACAGCTCTTCGCAGCGCGTGGCGCGGAACTCGCAGAAGTTGCCGCACAGGGAATATCTGTTCAGCGCCTCTACAGAACCATGATGCTCTGCGTGCAGAAGACGCCGGCAATCGCGGCATGTACCGCCGAAAGCCTATATCGATGCATGATGGATGCCGCGGAGGTCGGGCTGGAGCCTGGCGGCGCCCTTGGCCTCGCGTACCTCATCCCCTACAACGACACAAAGACGGGGGAGAAGCGATGCGAGTATCAGATCGGCTACCGGGGCTATATCGAATTGGCTCGTAGGTCCGGTGTCGTCTCGCACGTCCATCCGGTCGCTGTCTACAAAGACGATGTGTTTGAGTACGAAATGGGCCTCAATCCGATCCTGAAACACAAGCCTGGTCTCGGTCTTCGGCAGGCAAAAGATTTAACCCATGTCTACGCTATCGCTCATTTCAAGGACGGTCCCGCGCAGTTTGACGTGATGACGCGGGGGGAGATTGAAGCGATTAAGGCGCGGAGTAAGACAGCAGGTTCCGGTCCCTGGGTCACGGACTACGCAGAGATGGCGAAGAAGACGGTCTTGCGGCGCATCTGCAAGATCCTTCCCCGATCCATCGCTGTCAAGGAGAACATCTCCGTTGCGGCAGACGGGCGCGTGCATCGGATTGATCCCGTCGGTGTCAGTGTGCCGATTGAGGTGGCGTTTCAGCCCGACATGATCGACGATGAGTTCGAGCCCGCGCAGGCTTCGCCCGCTCCTGCTCGAAATGCCGCTCCGAAAGGACCGACCCCAGCGGAGATTAAAGCGGCGGAAGAGGCGCGGATCTGTGTCGCCCTTGCGGTTGAGGCCTCTCGGATCTGGAGCATGGACGGATATGATCTCACCCCTGAACTGGCGAGCAAGATCCTGGACAGCCCTGTCACCGACGTGGCGGCCGACTGGGAAGTGTGGAGTGTCCGCGACTTCGTGCGCATCCTCTGCTACGCGATGCACCAGGGCCGGATCATCCCTCTGACCGAAGACATTCCCGCGCCGGACGCCATCCTCACGGAAGCCCAGCATTTCGGCATCAAGGCTGAATAACCCTCATCACTCTCGGGAGGGTTTGCAGCACGGCCCTCCCTCTCACCTATGGAGATCAATCAAAAATGAAACTTGCAGATGTGCTTCGCGCCTGTCGTCAAGGCAGCGCTGAGCGCGAAGCCAACGAAGCCCTGGCAGATGCCGGGCGCGCCGTCCTGGACACTTCCAAGTCGGCCACAGTGACGATCACCCTGACCTTTATCCCAATGGGCGGTAACCGGATCAAGATTTCGGACAAGATCAGCACGAAGAAGCCGGAACTCACGAAAGAAGATACCCTGTTCTTCCTGACCGAAGACGGCCTCGTCACTCGCAAGGATCCGCGTCAGATGACGCTTGAGGAGCTGCAGACGCTATGAACAAAGGACAAGAAGGCAAGACAGAATACGATGCCGCGTTTGAGGCTGGAGTTGCCGCAGGTAAGCCCAACACCGACATCTTTGCGCCGTTCTCCATCGTTCCCACCGGCTGCCATGTCGAGCCTCTTGAGCGATATATGGAGCGTCCGGTTCGTCGGCGTGCGGATGCTGTCTTCTCCACTGTCGAGAGTTTTACTCGCTATTTCAAGGAGTTCGCCAACGCGAATAGTCAGATCTTTGCGGATCCTTCCGGGCAGATCATTCGGGCGATCCTCGACTACCACAATGCTATCCCGGACCGTCCGTCGTGGTGTACCGATAAGGCAAGCCTACGATTCTCTCTTTCGCTTCAATGGCAAACCTGGAAGGCAAACCACAACCGCGCGCTCTCACAGGTCCATTTCGCCGAATTCCTCGAAGACAACTCCGTGGACATCGTAGAACCCGACGGCGCCGCTGTGCTGGAATGCGCGATGAACCTGGAGGCGAAGAAGACCGTTCGGTTCAAATCGGCGGTCAACCTGGACAACGGCGCCGCACAGTTCACGTTCGAAGAGGCCGTCGAGGGCAAGGGCAAGGGACTGCTGACAGTGCCGACCCGCTTCACCCTGGCGATCCCGATCTTTGAGGGCGGCGAGCCTGTCCAGATCCCGGCGCGTCTCCGCTACCGGATCAAAGATGACGTCCTGACCTTCACCTACCTGATGGACCGGCCGGAACGCCTATTGAAGTCGGCGTTCGACACGGTTCTTGAGCAGATCGAAGAGGCGACCTCCGTCAAGCCTTTCCTCGGATCTGTCTCCACGTCCTGACACATCACCGGGGAGGATCGGCGCGCTAACGCTCTCCTCCCTCACCACTCAATCGAAACTGACCACAACTAGACCAAAGGTACCACGATGCCAGACATTCGGGACACATCAACCTATACAGATTTCTTGCGAGCCAAGGCGGTGATTGCGCCGGCGCGCGGACTGTCCTGCGATCCAAAAGATATCCATCCAATCCTTTTTCCGCATCAGCGCGATATCGCGTGCTGGGCTGTTCAGAAGGGCAGGGCGGCGATCTTCGCGGCGTTCGGCCTGGGCAAGACACTGATCCAGTGCGAGGTGCAGCGCCAACTGTCCGCGCAGGCCGGCGGCCGTCATCTGATCGTCGCGCCTCTCGGGGTCCGGCAGGAGTTCCGACGCGATGCTCAACTGCTCGGGATGGAATACAAGTTCGTCCGGCGGACCGAAGAGGTCGTCGGTGGTGGCTTCTATCTTACAAACTACGAGAGCGTGCGAGATCACAAACTCGACATGTCCCCCTTCACCTCGATCAGCCTGGACGAAGCGAGCTGTCTCCGCTCTTATGGAAGTGACACCTACCAGGAGTTTATGACGCTCTGTGCAGGCATCCCGTACCGCTTTGTGGCGACTGCCACACCTTCGCCGAACCGCTATAAAGAGTTGCTGCACTACGCGGCGTTCTTGGGCATCATGGACAGCGGGCAGGGGTTAACGAGATTTTTCCAGAGGGACAGCACGAAGGCCAACAATTTGACCTTGTACCCTCATATGGAAGAGGAATTTTTCGCATTCTTGCACTCGTGGGCGATCTTTCTTCAGCGGCCGTCCGACCTGGGATACAGCGATGAGGGCTATAACCTGCCCGAACTCAAGGTCCACTACCACGAGATCCCGACACCGAAACTGGGAGGAGATTTCGAGCGCGATGGTCAGGGGCAGTTGCTGCAGGATGCGGCACTCGGATTGCCGCAGGCGGCGCGCGAGAAGAAGTTGAGCATTGACGGGCGCGTCGCTGAAATGCTGGAGATCATAAAGGAAGATCAGTATTGCCGCATATGCAACGGTGTCGGCGATAGGTCCGATGGATCGCGATGCTATACCTGCGATGGGGGCGGGATTTCCGATGATCCTTCCATCTGGATTCTTTGGCATGACCTTGAAGCGGAGCGACACGCTATCCAAGGCGCCCTCCCAGACGCGTGTTCGGTTTACGGAACGCTTGACCTCGAAGAGCGAGAGCGGCGCATCATTGCCTTTTCAAATGGTGAAGAGCGCTTCCTCTCCACAAAGCCGGAGATCTCAGGATCCGGCTGTAACTTCCAACGTCATTGCCACAAAGCCATTTTCCTCGGGATCGGCTACCAGTTCAATGATTTCATCCAATCGGTCCACCGCATCCAGCGTTTCGGCCAGAAGTGTCCCGTCGAGATCCATCTGATTTACACGGAAACAGAGCGCGAAGTACTGAAAACGCTGCAGCGCAAGTGGGCAGAGCATGACGCCTTGACCGCGCGGATGGCGATCCTGATCCGGCAACACGGTCTTAGCTCGACCGGCCTGGAGCAGTCGCTCGGGCGGAAGATCGGCATCAACCGCCATCTCGTCTGTGGCGAGCGCTACGAGGTCGCACACAACGACTGCGTGGAAGAGACGCGTCTGATGACCGATGCTTCGGTGCAGATGATCCTGACCTCAATACCGTTCGGCAACCACTACGAGTACAGCGAGAGCTTCAACGACTTCGGCCACAACAGCGACAACACGGCGTTCTTCCGGCAGATGGACTACCTCTCCCCGGAACTCCTGCGCGTGCTGGAACCGGGCCGGATCTTCGCCTGCCATGTGAAGGACAGGATCCAATTCGGCAACGTCACGGGGATGGGCAGACCGACGGTAGAGCCGTTCCACGCAGAGTGCATTGCCCACTATCGCCGACATGGTTTTGCGTACCTCGGCATGATTACGGTGGTGACCGACGTGGTTCGGGAAAATAACCAGACCTACCGGCTGGGCTATTCGGAGATGTGCAAGGACGGTTCAAAAATGGGCGTAGGATCTCCAGAATACGTTTTGCTGTTCTGCCGGCTCCCCTCCGACACCTCGAAAGGCTATGCCGATCGGCCAGTGACCAAAAGCAAGGAAGAGTACAGCCTGGCCAGATGGCAGGTCGATGCCGCGGCGTTCTGGCGCAGCTCTGGTGACCGTTTCCTGACGGCAGAGGAGTTGCGTGGACTTCCGACCGGCGCGATGGTCAAGGCGTTCACGGCGCGGACCCTGGAAACCATCTACGACCATGAGGCGCATGTCAAGATCGGTGATGAGTTGGGCGATGCGCTCCCTCGAACGTTCTCCGCGATCTCGCCGGGCAGCGCGGATCCGGATGTCTGGCACGACATCAATCGCATGCTGACGCTGAATTCCGAACAGACGCGGAAGAATTTGGTCAACCATATTTGCCCTCTTCAAATCGATATCGTCCGCCGGCTGATTGATCGGTACAGCAATACCGGTGATGTCATTTTCGATCCATTCGCGGGGCTGGGCACGGTTCCGGCAACGGCCGTCCGGATGGGGCGGCGCGGCAAGGGCAGTGAGTTGAATGCGGAGTATTTCAAGGACAGCCTCCGCTACCTGGAGGCGGCGGAGATCGAGGCGAAGGCGCCCACCTTATTTGACGATCTGTTCGGCGAGACGGAAGCGGAAGCGGGCGAGGTGGTGGCATGAAAGTCCTAACACTCACACAACCTTGGGCTTCCCTCGTCGCCAATGGATCGAAGAAGATCGAAACTCGATCATGGCGCACCAACTATCGCGGTCCGATTGCCATTCACGCTGCGAAGGGTTTTCCGAAATGGGCGCAGGATGAATGCGCGCTTCCCGCTTTTCGTGATGCTATATGGCCGTTGACAGTCTCCATGTTGCCGACAGGCGTCATTCTCTGCACAACCACCCTGATAGACTGCAAGGCAATGGGAAACGAAGACGCCGACCCACACTTCGACGATGATACCCTGTTTGACATCGGCTGGGGCTTAACTCCTTCAGAAAGGCGTTTCGGCAACTATGAAGACGGACGTTTCGCCTGGATACTCTCTGATATAAATGTGCTTGCAGAGCCGATCTCGGCGAAGGGCGCGCTTGGACTGTGGGAATTCCCAATATCGGAGGTGGCGGCATGATCCGACGAGATCAGATTTCCATGCTGACCGATGAGCCGCTCTCCCTCCGACAGGCGATGGAGTTGACGGCCGACAGCATCAACGCGTACGGTCCCCGGTTTCGCCATTGGGCCGTCGCTTACTCCGGAGGTAAGGACAGCAGTGCGATGGCCACCGTACTCGCTCACATCATCGATCTCGGGTTGATCCGTCGGCCGGAGAGCCTTACCTACCTCTACGCCGACACCCGGATGGAGCTTCCCCCACTCCAGGCCGGCGCCATGAACCTCCTGGCGGAGATGCGCGACCGTGGTTTCAAAACCGAAGTCGTTCTCCCTCCAATGGAGGACCGCTTCATGGTCTACATGCTGGGGAAGGGCGTTCCTCCTCCCAAAAACCGCTTTCGGTGGTGTACCGGGCAACTGAAGGTCGAGCCGATGGAGCGCGCACTCGTGCAACTCCGCGACCTGGCCCAAGAGAAGATCCTGATGATGACCGGCGTCCGCGTCGGCGAGAGCGCCGCGAGGGATGCGCGCATTGCCCTCTCATGCGGCAAGGATGGGGCGGAATGCGGGCAGGGATGGTTCCAAGAGACGATACCGGCATCAATCGCCGACACTCTCGCACCGGTTCTGCACTGGCGCGTCTGCCACATATGGGACTGGCTTGCCGGATCGGAAGGCAATCCGTTCAAAACCGGATCCATCGCGGATGTCTACGGGATGGACAACGAGGGCAGCAGGCAGGAGATCGGAGCGCGCACCGGATGTGTCGGATGCAACCTGGCCTCAAAGGACGTGGCGCTCGACCGCGTAATTGCGCGAGAGAAATGGGCGTACCTCGCACCGCTCAAAGGGCTTAAACCGATCTACGCCAAGTTGAAAGAGCCTCACAATCGTCTTCGAAAGTTCATGGAGCGGAACGAAGATGATGAACTCTCCAGCAATCCGTTCCGCATGGGACCGTTGACGATGGCGGCGCGAGAATGGGCATTGTCTGAGATCCTGAAGATCCAAGACGAGGTAAACGCCGGAGCAGTCCGGCAAGGCCAGCCGGAATACTGGCTGATCGACGAGGAGGAGTTGGCTGTCATCCGCCAAATGATCGCCGATAATACATGGCCGCAGCGCTGGGACGGGACAGAGATCACCGGAGACGCCCTGATCCCAGTGGAAGGCACTGATGACCTGATCGAGATCACGCGGCAGGGCGGCAGGCAGGCGGTGATGTTCTCATGACCCAGACCACCACCAAAACCTGCCCGACTTGCGGGAACGATACCCTTCGACCTGGCATCTGCGAGGGTCGGAAGGTTATCGCCTGTTGTTGCGGCTTTATGGCGCCGGTCCTGATCTCTGATGCCGCAACCTCGGCCCTCAAGCTCCCTGGCCTGGACCGGGGCAAGCAGAGCCGCCAGATCGACCAACTCGAAACCGATCGGCAGCGCTACATCGTCGCGGCTCTCCAGCGGGAAGGCTGCACCGTCATGGAAATCGGGAAGTTCAATGCGCACCTCTCCGGCACGACCGAAGGCTGTCCGGATGTGTTCTTCACGAAACCCGCATGGTCGATGCTCTGGCAGCCCCTGGAGATCAAGCGGCGCAAGGGACGGGCAAGGATCGAGCAGCAGCGACTGATCGACATCGGGGTCAGTGTCCGGGTCGAAACCGCAGGCGAGGCGCTCGCTATCATGCGTCAGGTTGACGAACGAATGAAAACAATCTTGAGGAGTGCCTGATGGCGCGTATCCGCACAATCAAACCGGAGTTCTGGTCAGACGCGACAATCTCCGAACTGTCGATCTTTACCACCCTGTTCTATATCGGGTTGTGGAACTTCGCCGATGATGCCGGGAGAGGCCGGGCCAGGTCGAAGGAGCTGAACGGCCTGCTCTTCGGCGGTCGGGACAACATCGACGAAAGCCAGATCGAGGCGGCGCTCCAGGAGCTGTCCGACTGTGGCCGGATCGTCCTCTACGTGGTCGACGGGATACGACTGTTTCAGATCCTGAAGTGGGCACAGCATCAGAAAATCGACAAGCCGACAGGCAGCCGTTTCCCCGCGCCAGAAGGCTTCCACGAGGCAAAAGTAAAGCCTACGGGAGACCTTCCAGACACTTCGACGAATGTTCGTCGAGAACTCCCCGAAGCCTCCACGACGCCTAGCGGTACGGAAGGCGGAATCTGGAAGGCGGAAGGCGGAAGCGGGAATTTGGAAATGGGAAGGCGGAAGGCGGAAGGCGGAGCAGGGGAAGAGGGACCGGGAGAAACCACCGCGACGACACCGAGCGATCCCGAGGAGGCTTCCGCCCCGCCCGCCTCCGCCTTTTTGGAGCAAGCTCCTGATCCGCCCGCCTCAATGCATTCGAAGCCAGAGCAACCTCTTGCCGAACGGGTCATCACGGTCAGCCTTGCCCCGGAGAAGTGGGAGGACCTGCTCAAAACTCGCGGCACTGGACCGGGCAAGGAGTTTTGGCGGCGGCACGAGATCTGGGACGGCCTGGAGGTGCTCTCCGAACGCAAGGAGCCTCCCCGAGATGTGGCAGCCGTCCTGCACACGTCGATCCTGCCAGAGATTAGGGCCGGAACGAAGAAACCTGCCCGGTTGACGATCAATGCGCCTCCGCCGGCGCCGGTCGTGAGCGATGCAGAACGAGAGCGACTTATCGCGGAAAGCCCTGGCAGATCGCAGTATCTCCGGGAGAAAGCCGCGCAGTTTGAAGCCCAGCGGGCAGAAGAGGCCAGGAGAGCCAATGCAGAAGCAATCAGTGCGCAGTGATCGTCCGGATCCGAGTGAGATTCCGGCGCTTGTCAGCCTCCGCGAGGGAGCAGAGCGCAGCCTGGAGCGCGGCGAGATGCTCACAGACCTCCAGGGGAAAGCGTTTTTCGAGTTCGAGGTCTGCATTGCCGCCAAGAAGGCGGGCAAGGGTTTGCCGCCCTCCACTCTCCCAGTCGTCTGGGATGACGGGCAGTGGTGGTTTCCGGTTGACAGCAAGAACGACCGGGCCGAAACGACTTCGAAGCCAATCCCGCAGTTCCTGTTCTGGTGCGAGATGATGGACCGGAACCGGACATGGGTGCAGGTCCTGGGCACCGAAGACGCCATCGCCATCGCCATGATGCTTCAGCATCCGAAGAGCCGGGAAACCTGCCTCCGCGCACTCGGAGTGCTGGCAAGGGACGAAGCCGCAGACACCGGCGTGGAAGAGGTACAGCGGGCATTCAGCAAGGCCAGGAGACACATGCGGGGCAATCTGTTGCCGATGTTTGGCGGCAGTGCGAGCGTCCCGACACTGGGATCAGGGATGACCGAGCCGCCGGAGTTGTTCCAGGCCGAAGTCAGGCGCATCGCAGAGAAGAAGGGGATCGACGTAGACAGTGAATTCTTTGCAGGAGCGACGAAATGAAGCGCGGGATAGGAGTGCTCGCTTTTGGAGATCCGTCCTGCAAGATCATGCTCGTGCAGTGCCTCTGCGGGATGAGGTTTTACCCGACGGAGCAATCTGACTTTGAAACGTTCAACGCTCATATTGAGCAATGCCTTGAACAGGCGAAAGGGAACTCGAATGGAGACGAGAGAACCGAAAGAAAGGCCGATTTTGTTCAGCGGGCCGAACTCCGATCCGGATCACTTCTGTATCCACGCAGCGACCAACGTCAACGGCGAGCGCGTTGACAAGTGGATACCCTGTCCCTACGGCAAAAAGGGAGATCGACTGTGGGTACGGGAGACATGGTACGACAACCTGATCCGGGACGAGGGAGATTATCGCCTTGTTGACGAGCACGGTTCTGCGCTTGTGGTCTATCGTGCCGACGGTGAGTTCTACGATCAGTTTGAGGAGGTCGAAGGCGATCCGAAGTGGCGACCGTCGATCTTCATGCCGCGATGGGCAAGCCGGATTCTGCTGGAAGTCGTCTCTGTGCGTGTGGAACGGTTGCAGGAGATCACCCCCGCCGATGCGATGGCCGAAGGATGTCCGCATCCTCCTGACGGATACTGGACCGAACAGGATGCAGTTTCGTGGTACGGAAATCTTTGGGACATCATCAACGGGCGAGGTGCCTGGTGCTCGAATCCCTGGGTCTGGGTGATCGAGTTCAAGCGGGGAGAGTTACTGATGGGCGGTGAAACCAGACTGCCACGCGAGCAGGTTCTGCCGATCGCACTCTCGCTCTACCGCGCACTGGAGCCTGCCTGCGACAAGATCTGCATAGCCGGCAGTCTGCGCCGTGAGGAACCGACTGTCGGTGATATCGAGATCGTAGCGGTGCCTAAACATCTGCTGCATCTCAATCTGCTGGATGAGTTGGAGCCGGAAGCGGAGCCTTCCCAACTCCTGACCATCCTGCGCGGACTGATCTGCGACGGTGTTCTCGTCTGGCCAGAGAAGAACAAAGCGAACGGTCCCAGTTTAAAGCGTTTGACGGTCGTGGAATTGGGCATTCCGATCGAGATCTACCTCTGTGATGAATACGAGTACGGTTACATCACGATGATCCGCACAGGACCTGCCGATTTCGCGGAAGCGATGGTGACCGAATGGACCTATGGCGGACTGAAGATGCCGACACTCGACTGCAAAGGTGGTGCGAAGCGGTTGGTCAATGGCAAGTGGCAGAAGCTGGACTTGCCGAACGAGAAGGCAGTGTTTGACGCATGGGGATTGCCGGTTCTGCATCCAAGAGAGCGCGATGCGGCAGGCGTTGAGAAACTAAGGGGGATGGTGAAGCGATGAGGATACATCAATACCAAATGAAAGCGGCGGCGCATTTTCTATACCAGACCGCAGAGGCTTTTGAGAAACTTCAAGAGCACATGAGGGGGTGCAAGGAGTGTCCGATCTGTTTCTGCTCTCAAGGTCGCGTTTTGTTTATGGACGTGGAGAAGAAGAACAAGGAGGCACTCGCCTATGCTAGAGGCGACAGGCCGAAATGACCAATCCGGCAGGCAACGAAGCGAGGTGTGAGTGTGGCGCAATCCTCGCCACACCCTCGGTCACGCCTGCCAGTCTCATCGTCACGAACCGTCTGCATAAGCAGTCCATTCAGTTGACTGCATCCTGCTTGTCGATCCGGGGGCGATGTCCAGGATGCTCGAAGCTCCACACGTTGTCGTACCCGGTGATGGCGGCGGAGAAGAAGCCGGCGAAGATCCGGAAGGTGGTCGGTATCATCGGGCAGCTTTCGCTTTTTTGACCGCTATTGCGAACTAATCGCCTGTGTGGTATACTTCTCCCAACTACATATTTCGACGGTCTGATAATCCCGTCCTCGTGAGTGCCGGCAACGGCATTCTGAGGGCGGGTTTTTGTGTTTTTGGTTCGATGGAGTTGGCAAAAGTTGGCAAGATTGGCCGAATGGAAATGGTCTACCGCAAAAGATGAGGCCGCTGTTAATGTGGCAGACGACCGATTGACAGACGAGGAGATCGCCACAAAAGCAGGGGTTTCGAGAGAGACGTTGCGCAAGTGGAAAGATGTTCCCGAATTCAAGGATCGTGTCCAAAAACACGTAGACGCCTTTCGCGCAAAGATCCTGACCAAGGGGATAGCAGACAAGACACGCCGGATTGAGCGACTGAACCGGGACTGGAACAAACTCCAGCAGGTGATTGACGCCAGGGCCGAACATGCGATCGAGTTCTACGAAAAGCACGAGCGCGAAGAAGCCCCTGGGATGCTGACCGGAACGATGGTCAAGGATGTCAAAAGCGTCGGCAAGGGCGAAGATTTTCAGATCATTGAGGTGTTCGCAGTCGATACGGCAACGCTGTCGGAGTTGCGCAACCTTGAGATGCAGGCGGCCAAAGAACTCGGACAGTTGACGGAGAAGCACGAAGTTGATGTCCGCGATCGAGGTATCGCAGAGACGCTTGACAGCAAGTTGGCTAGCCTCGCTGCCAAGCTCGCAGCGGGAACAGTTCCTCCAGAGCCTGACCAGGGATGAGAAGGAAGAACTCTTCTACAACTGGCAGTTTTGGGCACGGGACAATCAGCTTGAACCGGATCCGTTCCGAGATCACAAGCGCTCGATTTGGATGGCGATGGCCGGGCGTGGCTTTGGTAAAACTCGCGTCGGTTCGGAAGTTGTTCGGGCGCGTGTGCAGTCCGGTGAGTGGGGACGCATCCATCTGATCGGGCAGACGGCCGCCGATGCCAGAGACGTGATGGTAGAGGGGGACAGTGGGATCCTGGCCTGCTCGCCGCCGTGGTTTTATCCGAAGTATGAGCCGTCGAAGCGTCGGTTGACATGGCCGAACGGGGCGGTCGCGACAACATTCTCGGGAGACGAGCCCGATCAGTTGCGCGGACCGCAGGCGCATGGCGTATGGGCCGATGAGTTGGCGAAGTGGAAGTATCCACAACTCTCCTGGGACAACATGGAGTTCGGGCTTCGACTGGGAGACTACCCGCAGTGTGTGGTGACCACGACGCCGCGGCCAGTTCCAATCATCAAGATGCTGGTGAAAGATCCCGGCTGCATCGTTACCCTCGGGAAGACGAAAGACAACTTTGAAAACCTAGCGCAGTCGTTTATCGACCGTGTGGTTCGGAAGTACGAGGGAACGCGATTAGGCCGGCAAGAGCTGGACGCCGAGATTCTGGATGACAACCCCGGCGCGCTCTGGACGCGGGCAAACATCGAAAAGAACCGGGTCAGAGAGGCGCCGATCCTCTCCTGCATCGTCGTCGCGGTAGACCCGCAGGCCGCTGATCCAAACGATAAGGACAAGGAGAGCGGAACCGACGAGGAGAAGGCGGCAGAGACCGGCATCATCGTCGGAGGCATCACCGAAGGATCTGATCCTCATGGGTACGTTCTGGCGGACTGCACGGTATCCGGATCGCCGAACGAGTGGGGAACGGCCGTCGTGGACGCTTACAAGAAGTGGGAAGCGAACCTGATCGTCGCAGAGGCCAACAACGGCGGCGCCATGGTGGGGTTTGTGATTGGAACTGTGGCGAGGGGCGGCGGCGAGCGGGTTCCGGTGATCCTGGTACACGCGAGCCGGGGGAAGCAGACGCGAGCAGAGCCGGTCTCCGCACTCTACGAGCAGAACAAGGTGCATCACGTGGGATGCTTCCCGGAACTCGAAGATCAGATGTGCGAATGGGTGCCGGGGATGAAGTCTCCTGACCGGATGGACGCTCTGGTATGGCTGTTTACGAAGCTTTTGGTGAAGGTGCGCAAAGAGCGCAAGCATGATGGGTGGAGAGGTCAATCCGGTGGCTATGCCTAGCGCGACACAACCTGCTGAATCCAATGAGGCGCGGCGCAAGCGGATTGCCCAGGCGCTGCTCGGTACGCAAGCACTGCCCGCCGGCCATAGCCTCATTGCAGGGCAGAGCGCGGAGGCGACGGCTTATCACCTACTGAACCCCTATCCGTGGTGGCACTTCAAGGAGTGGAAGATCGACGAGCGCGGGCCTTATCCGAGGTGCGTGCCGTTCGGGAAGTCGATCGTGATCCGGTCGGCGCGATGGCTGTTCGGGAAGCCGATCCAGCTCAACTGCGCGGACAATCCGGATCTGCAAACCTTCTTTCGCAACGCCTGGACCGAGAACCGGATGCGCTCCAGGATGCGCGCGGCCGCAGAGAAGGGCGGGATACAGGGCGGCATCGTCCTGAAGTTTTCGTATGACGCGACCGCGATGGACCGGAAGCTACGGTTTCAGATCCTCTCTTCGGTCGATGAGTGCCGGCTGTTTTATGACCCGCACGACCGGGAATGCCTCCTGATGGCCAGGGTGCAGTATCCCTATCTGGACAACGTGAGCGGCAAGTGGATGATGTACCGGGAGGAGTGGACGGATCAGACGTTCCGCAAGTACAAACCGGTGGAAGCCATTACGATTGATCAGAATGTCAACGGGTTCAAATACCCGACCATGATGGTGGTGGTGGCGGACGGGAAAGAACAACCGGACCTGTACGGCAAGTGGGAAGTTGAGCGCGAAGAGGCCAATCCGTTCGGCCTGATCCCGCTCCAGCCGATCCGCAATATTGATGTGGATGATGTCTACGGTGTCGGCGACCTGTGGGGCCTGTATCGTGTCTGGGACCGCGTGAACCTGACGTATCACCTGATGGACAAGAGCAACCAGTTCGACAGCGAGCCTAACCTGATCTATCAGGACCTGGAAGTCCCGCAGAGCGAGGCGGACAAACCCCTTGCGCCTGGCCAAGGACTAAGCCTAAAGAGCGATCTCGACGACGAAGATAATCCGGTGAAGACCGGGAAGGCGTACCTACTCGAATCCAAGGGCAACCTACGCCCGGCCATGATGGAGTATGCGAAAGACTTTCGGCAGCAGATCCTCGTGGCAGCCTCTTCCGTGGATGTCGATCAGGCGGACTTCACGAACAAAGGGAACCTGACGGAAGCGGTGATGCTGCAGCTCTACGGGCCGCTGATCGAGATCACGGACGAGAAGCGGGAAAACTACGGGGAGAACGGTATCTGTCAGTTCCTCGAAAAGTGTGCGTTGGGGCTCCAGAACCTGACGAACGGCCCGACCATCGGGAAGATCGCGGAGATCAGCACGGTTAAGGCGGACAACGAAGAGACGTACGACATGCAGATCGTCTGGCCGCCGTACTTCCAACTCTCGCAGGACGAGATGGCCGCCGTCGTAGGGCGGACGCAAGAGGAGGAGATCGCCGGCTACCTCACTCGCGAGCGCGCCGTCAAGCGCATCGCAAAGCTGGAGGGCGTGGACGATATCGAGGCACTGGAGACGGAACTGGAGGCAGAGGCGAAACAGAAAGCCGCTGATGCCCTGGCAATTGTGAAGGCGAGCGCTACCGCGACCGATCCGAAGGCAGCGCCGGGAGTTGATCCGGTCCAAGCGGCGAGCCAACAGATCCGGACGCTTCGAAGTCTTGGAGGACCTGACAGCAAATGAACGAGCCTTTTCTTGGTATGTTCGGAACACCGGTCAATCAGGTTAATAGCCGATGGTTTCCCTCCGGAGTGAAGGCTGTTCGCATAGGCAATGAGGTATTTGCAACCGGTACCGGTGTCGCCAGGATCAAGCGCAGGTTCGGGGCGAAGGCTGAAACACCTCGACTTCGGAAGAAGCGGCAACGGCGACAGTGACACCTGCGCAGATCTTCTTCGCCATCGTGCAGGAGAGCCGCAAGCGTCAGTTTGAGCACGACAGAGACGCGGTGCGCGCCCTGGAAGCTCTCCTGACAGAGACGGCGGCGGAGTTACGGCGGAAGCTGGTTTCGGTGCCGACAGGACTACGGAAAGAGCGGTATCGGCGCGATCTGCTCGCATCCGTGGAGACGACACTCGACACCTTCCGAGATCAGTACAAGTCGCAACTGGATCATGGCATCGTGGAGAGCGCGCGCATCGCCGTCCAGAGGGAAGCCGACATCGTGGAGCATCTTGTACAGAACCGCGAGGGACTGACGATGGAGCAGTTGAGCGCGGCGATTATCCAACGGGCGGCGCCGATCGTGGTACCGGGAGTGCAGTTCGGAAACGTGCCGCAGGAGGTCTTGGAAAGGCTTTATGTCCGCACCTACCGGGATGGCCTGAACCTCTCGCAGAGGCTCTACAATCTCGACAGAGAGGCGCGGAGTGCGTTGCAGGAGATCGTAGCGAAGGGGATTGCGACTGGCCAGAGCGCGAAGGACATGGCGAAGGCGATGATACCGCAGTTGGAGCAGTCCGGTGTCGATAATGTGCGGTACAAGGCGATGCGGATCGCACGCACTGAGATCAGCCTGGCGTATCGCGAGGGACACGTCGCCAGCGCGACGGATCAGGCCGGAAACCTGCATCCGTGGATCTCGGCGATTGGATGGAGGCTTTCGCCGGCGCATCCCCGCACGGACATCTGCGATATCTGGGCGAGCGACGACAGCGATGGATTGGGCGAGGGGAATTACGAACCGTCGAACGTTCCGCCCGGCCACCCGAACTGCATGTGTTTTACAGTTTCAATCCTGGCCAGTATGCCGGAAGAACAGTTCGTTTCGATGGTGCCGGATCCGGAGAATGTTCCGCCCGGTCAGTTGAAATACTACGGTTTTGATGTGGAGGAGTGAGATGGAAGGACCGACTGTCGGCCGCATTGTTCACTATGTCGCGTATGGCACTCCGGGAGGAGAATACGCAGCAGGGGCACATAGGGCAGCTATTATCACAGAAACGAAGCTAGATCAATCCCCGATCGACGGTTCTGTAGTGAATTACTGCAAACTTTGCATTTTCAATCCTACCGGGATGTTTTTCAGTGATTGGCTGGAGATGGATATAAGCGAAAAACCGTCTCCAGGCACATGGCATTGGCCCGAAAGAGCCTGAATTTGTTCCGACAGGTTGCCCGCCATCCTGAACCAATAGCGGAGACTGTTTGAGGAGTTTGAGATGCCCGAAGATCCTATCACGCCGCCCGCAGGCGATCCCAATGCGGAGAGTAGCATCGTGAAGCAGCTTCGTGAGCGCGGGGATGCTGAAAAGCGCCGTGCCGACGAACTGGCGCAGAAGCTCCAGGATCAGGAGCGCGCAAAGCTCGAAGAGAACGATCGCCTGAAGTTGGAGTTACAGGACCGGGACAAGAAATTGGCCGAGGTCGGACAGCGCGCCGCGAAGGTCGATCAGTACGAGACGGCTTTCCAGACGCTCTACACGCAAGAGTTGGCAGCGGTGCCGGAAGCGGCGCGCGCATCGGTCGAGCGGTTGAGCAAATCGGGCGACTGGAACGAGAGGCTGGAAGCCCTGCGGGATGCGCGGGGACTGTTGGCACCTACGGCGCCGACGCCTCCGGTCGCTGGGACTGTAACGCAGCCGACGGGCAGCGCGCCTCCGACGCCTCCGGGCACGGGCGCGCAACCTGCGAAACCTCTGACGCCGGAGGAACTTCGCAGCACGGGGTTTGGATCGATAGTTCGGGAGCGTGGATTGCGGCCCATGCCCGATGGTAAGAAAGATGCCGCGCAGTAATTGACCCGCGTACGTTCGCGGGCGAGGAGAAGACATGGCAGACGCTAAGAGTTATACGCTCGCGGACTACGCGCTCAATAGCAATGATCCGTTGGTTCAGCGGATCTCCTATTCGCTGATTATGAACGGGATGGCGCTTCAGGACGTCCCGATGCAGAACTACCAGAGCCTGAAGGCGAACGGTGTCCGGTTCCAGGGAGACAATCTCCCGACGGTCGGATGGCGCAACCTAAACGAAGACCCAGCGACCACCAAGGGCACGCCGACTCCCTTCGAAGAGCAGGCGTACACGATGTCCAACAACATCGACATCGACAGCAAGCTCCTCCGGGATGTGAACAGCATCCAGGATCCCTTTGCCCAGCAGCTCAATGCCTATCTTAAGGCGGCGAGTTACGACTTCAACGATAAGTTCATCAACAACAATCACAAGAGCGGCGATCAGAAGGCGTTCGATGGGTTGCGCGAGCGCCTGGACAACACGGCGTACCGGAACGAAACCGAGATGAAGATCGACTGCGGCGGGGTAGACCTCTCGCAGAGCGGCATGACTGCGGCGACCGCGAACAACTTCCTCGAATATCTCGACCAGGCGCTCTCCTATATGGGAGACGTGGACGGGAACAACGTGGTGATTTACGGGAACGACCTGATGAGCCGAAGGATCCCGCGCGCTATCCGCCTTCTCGGCGCCGGTGCCGGTTTCGACATGACGCAGGACGCTTTCGGGCGGCGCGTGTCGATGTTCCGGAACGCCCGGATCGTGGATATCGGGCGCAAGCAGGATCAGTCCACCCGGATCATCACGAATACGGAGACGGCGGCCGGGGCGAACGGCTCCAGTACCATGACCTCCCTCTACTTCGTGAAGTACGGGATGGAGGATGCGTTCAAGGGCTGGCAGTTCGATACCCTGGAGAGTTCGATCATCGGGCCATTCCTGTTGCAGAATGGCGTGCAGCAGCGCCTGACGATCGACTGGACCGTCGGCCTCTTCCAGGAGAATACCCGTGCCATTGCCCGCCTCTATGACATCAAAGTCTCGTAGTCGCCCTGCATCGTAACGCTCGGAGGGAGACCTATCTCCCTCCGGAGAGGAAACATTATGTACGATACCCTACTGGTTACCCAGGCCTCGCAGACGGTGACGAACAGCGCGACCGGCACGGCCCTCGATCTCAAGACCGGAACACCGAAGCGCGGACTGAAGATGCGGTTTGTCTTTACGGCCGTCTCCAACGCCTCCGGCAGCGCGACCATCACGCCGATCGTCGAGCACTCCGACGATAACTCGACATGGACCACGCACACGACCGGCAGCGCCATCACGACCACAACAACCAACACGCCGACAGAGCAGTTCCTGCCGGTGACTACCGACAAGCGGTATGTCCGAGGATCGGTGACGTTCTCGGCTACGACCGGAACCCCGACCTGTACGTACCATGCGGAACTCGGGAACGCAAGCCCGTAAGCCCTCCCGCGACCGGCAGGGCCGACCTCACCGGCCCTGCCGACGAAGGATTGACAGATGCCGCCTCCGGACTATACAACATGGCCGACCGAAACGGATGTGATCGAGCGATGCACCAGCGCGGGCATCACGCCTCGCATCCTGTCTGTCGTCACATCAGCTCTCAATGGCGTCATCCGCCAGGTAGCGCAGAAGACACGGCGGCAGTTCGTGGCGGGCGAGAGTGGGGAGATCCGGTATTACGACGGTTCCGGTGGCGTGGAACTGCAGATTGCCGACGAGATCGTTACGCTGGAACGGGTGCAGATCCTGGGGTACGTTGGCATCAACGGCGCTATTCCCGTGACTGCGCCGGTCCTGATCCAGGAGCAGACGCTGCCTTACACGCGCATCCTTCTCTACCGGGGAAGCGCGCCGATCTACGCGGGCATTTACCTCGACCGATGGCCGCAGGGCTTCAGCAATATCGAGGTGACGGGGAAGTTTGGCTATGCCGCGACGGTCCCGGAGGATCTCTGGGAAGCGGTCGCGCGCGAAACTGCGGCAATGATGATCGATGAGGCGCAGAACAGCCCGCGCGGTGTCATCGTGGAAAAGCGAGAGGGCGACAACGCTACAAAGTGGGAAGGCGCGACGAAATTCGCGGATGCCTCCCATAAGAAGTTTCGGGCGATCGTCAAGCAATACGCGCGTCCCTCTGGGCAGCATTTCCGACGCACGAAAGCCCCGATGATATGAGGTACGAACCGAAGGAGGTCATCCTCACGAAAGACGAACTCACGGCACTCTGTTGGGAGTGGCAGGAGACGCTTCGCCTTCAGGAGTGGATTATCGCCTTGTCGGTTTGCAGGGCGAGAGATATGGGGGATAGCCGACAAGGTGAATGCGCCTGGGTCATCTCCAAGAAGGAGGCTTGTATCTCTATTTTGGACGCGATCGACTTTCCGCCTGGCCACATCCATGCGCAGGACATGGAGAAAACTCTTGTCCATGAGCTTCTTCACCTGCATTTCGCGCCGTTCGTTTCGGATGACGACTACATCGACAGGGCGCACGAACAGGCCATCGACCTGATAGCATCCGGACTTGTCGCAACGAAGCGCGGGAGGGCAGCCGTTGAGCCTGACGCCTGAAACAGTCACAATACAGGTTTCTGCTGTTGTCGGGGATGGGTCCGGCGGCAAGGTGACCACATGGACGAATGTCACAGCAGGCGCTCCCTCGGGAGGATGGCAGGCGAGCCGAAACTTCTACCGTCGCACGTCGCAGCAGTTGATCGACGAGGGCACGCACGCAGCCCAAGGGCCAGGCGTGACGGTCAAGACGAAATGCTATTTCACGTTCCAGGGGCCTCCAGAGAGCGCGCAGGCGTTCCCGTTGCTCATCCGGGACAAGAACAGGATCATTGGGGGTGATGGGATTGCCTATCGCATTCTGCACATCCGGCAGTACGATGAGAGCCTGCAGGTGGACTGTGAGGCGTTTGACTGATGGCCGATGTCCAGGGCTTGCGAGAAGCCCAGCAGAAGTTGGAGGCGTACGCGGCAGGGCTGAAGAGCGGCGCCATCCTCGCGGCTCATGAGATCGCCGTCCTGCTGGAAGGGTACGCGAAGGCGCATCATCCATGGACACCGCGCACCGGCAACACGACCAACAGTATCCGCGGGACGGTTGTCGAGGCGAGTGATGAGATCATTCGTGTTGTCCTGTCGGCGGGCATGGATTACGATGTGTTCCTTGAACTCGCGCATGAGGGCAAGTGGGCGTGGCTCTGGCCGGCGATCGTCGCCTGTAAAGACCAGATCAAGGCGATCCTGCGGAAGAGACTGGGAGCGGTCAGGGTATGAGTACGGCACTCACGACAGCGATATACCGACGATTGGCCGGGCTGGAGACGATGACGGGGGAAGGACTGGCGGCACAGGTGGCGCTTGCAGCTCTGCTCGGAACCGATCCGGACACGTCGGAGCCGTCGGTCCACAAGGGCAACAAGTCGATGATCGTGACTTACCCGGCGATCACATTCCGACAGAATGCCGGGATGGTCAAGACCGAATTCAAAGACACGGCGATCGACGATCCTGTTTACGACTTTGAGATCTGGAACAGCACGCAGAGCGCGACACTGATCAGCGACATCTACAAGCATGTGGAGCACCTGCTTGATGAGCGGTTCAGCATGTCGCTCGGTATCCCGCCGCTATCGGTCGATGGGAATGTCGGGCAGGTTTACTATGCCAGGGCATTTGTCCCCCTGATCGACGATCTATACGACAAGGATTTGCGTTCGTGGTTCGGCCTGTGCCGGATGCGGTTTGTTGAGGCGCGTTTCTAGGGCAGTCTGCCCATTCACCCACAGAAGGAGGTCCCTATGGGACAGACAGCGATAGGAAATCAGGATATCAAGTTCGCGAAGGGCTATCTCTTCGGTACAGAGCCGGGGGGATTAGCCGACGACGTGCCGTTCGGGGAACTCCAGGAGATCACCGTCAAGTTCACCCAGTCGCTTAAGGAGATGATGGGGCCGGAGTCTCTCGTTGCGGTGGCCGTCGGAGTGAGCGAGAAGAAGGTCACGGTCACGGCGAAGTTCGGCAAGATCCGTGCGCGTCAGTTCAACATGTTCGCCGGCGGCGCGGCCCCGACGAACTCCGGAGGTTTCACGACCACGAACTTCGGGGTCAACGATCAGCCCCGTCAGTTCAACCTGCATCTGCTCTCGCCGTTCGACGGCAGCGACGTGGAACTCAAGATCTACGGCTGCATCTCGACCGACTTCTCCCTGCCGTTCAAACTCAATGACTTCGTTATCCCGGATTTCACGGCCAACGCCTACGGCGATGGCACGAATATCATGACGTTCATTTCGCCCGGAAACCAGACCACCAGCTAGGCTTCGGCCCTGCTGCACCGCCTTCCGGCGTCCCTGTGTCTCCATCACGGGCGGCGCCGGAAGATCCCCTTCGATCTGTTATGGAGGCAGAGAGAAACCATGAAAACCCTTCGTATTGTTGCCCCATTCCACAACGTTTCCGGCTATGCGAAAGCCGCACGTGGACTGCTTGCCGCGGCTCTCCTTGCTGGCTATACCGTTGAAGCCGTTGAGAGCGAGACCACTGACTTTGTGACCGTGCCGATCGACGGATCTCCCGTCAAGACGCGCGGTCCTCGATTTCCGAACAAGCCCATTCCCGACTGCCAGCGCGCCGAACTAGAAGCCGCCCTGCGAACGAAGGTTGACGATAATGCGCCGACCATCCTGATGGGCAATCCCAGCATGATGGCGGACTATCCGGAGTACTGTTCCGGCCCCAGGGTCGGCTACACGATGCTGGAGAGCGACACGCTGCAGCCCCAATGGGCGCAGGCCTGCCGGAACGTCGATCTGATGCTCGCGCCGTCGAGGTGGTGCGTCGATACCATTCAGCGCGCTGTCCCCGATGTGCCGGTCAAACTGCTGCCAATCTGTGTCGATGAGCGCCTGTGGTCTCCCGAGGGACCGAAGCGTGAGATGCCGAAGGATACGCCTCCGTTCCTGTCCCTGTCGATCTTCTCGACATGCGAGCGCAAGGGATGGCGCAAGACGATCCAGGCGTTCGCGGAGGAGTTTCGCGGGGAGAATGTTGGACTCGTGCTGAAGCCGACGCGTGCGGCAGAGGTCGAAGAGTTGGCCGAGTGGGTTCGGTCGATGGGTGCGTGGATCTATATCGTGAAAGGGGAACTAACCGATGAGAGTATGGCTGAGCTTTATCGCGCTTGTGATGTGTATTGCAGCCCTTCTGCGGAGGGGTTCGGTGTTCCACTCGCGGAGGCTGCCCTCTGTGGTCTTCCCTCAATCGCACTGGCCGCCGGGGGAGCTTCGGATATTGTCTCGAACGGCAACGGCTATCCTGTCCCGGTGGAATGGGAACCGTGCGTCGGACAGCTACCGCAGATATATCCATCTTCGCACAAATGGCCGACCTGTACCGTTGACGACCTAAAGGCGGCGATGCGGCGGGCGTTTAAGAACGACATGAACGGACATGTTCAGCGGGGCGTGAACGCAACGTCGGACGCTATACAGGAATTCAGCCGGGCGGCAATCGCTGTCCGGCTGGCAGAATTGAGCATGGAAGACCTATGGCCGAAGCCTCTCCCGGAAGCGCGGAGTCGCAAGAAAATCCCGCCGTTCGTCGCAGTCATCACAACCCATAACAACCGGGAGAGCACGAACCGGACCGTGCAGTCCCTGCTCTGCTCCGTCTCACCTCCCCGCATGATCGTCATTGCCGACGACGGTAGCGACGATGATACGCAAGAATGGGCCGATGCCATGGGCCTTTTCTTTGTGAAGTGCAACACCGGGGGAAACGTCAGCACGAACCGGCAGAAGGCCGTCGATGCACTGAAACGACAGTTCACCTTCCCGGGCGATCCGGCGATCTGCTTCTTCGATAACGATGTTGAGATCCTGCCAGGATTCTGGCCGAAGATGTCGGAGATCCTGCACACGCACTCCAGGATCGGCATCCTCGCACCTCGCAAGGTGTACGGCAACGATACGCAGGCGGCATCCTCCCTCCTCTCTGTGTCGGTCGCAGAGACCGTGCAGAACATCGGGAACCGTCTGTACTTCAACTGCGGGAGCTTCCCGCTTCACCTGGAGCGGCCCCTCGTCTACCCTGACTATGTGGAGAGCGCCTGCATGGTGGTGCGTCCGGAGGTGTGGCGATCCTGCGAGTGGGATGGGCAGTTCCCGATCTTCTACGAGGATGTAGACTACTGTTTCCAGGCGCGGGCGGCAGGCTGGGAGGTCTGCGCGACCAATGCCGCTACCGTCATTCACCACGCGCACACGACGTCCAATACGCGCGCCGAGCAGTCGGATCTGAACCGGCGCAAATTCATGATGAAATGGAAGGAACGGATATGACGACAGAGCAGAACGAGAGATCGATCAAAGACCTCATGCGAGAGAAGCCGGACGCCTACAACTTCGATGACATTACCGAGGCGGTGCCAGGCAAATCGTCGGCGGGCACTTCCGCAACTCTGACGCAGGTTTTGGGCGGGTTTGAATTCTTCGCGCGTGATCCTGTCACGGGGCTGTCGTTCTATGGCCGAAAGCCGAAGGTTTACTACCTCAAGCGACTGATCGACCTGATAAATACGCCTATCGTATCTGATCCAGAAGACACCGTAGCGATGATGAACGCGGTATTCGACCGGAGTTGCGAGGTTGCCGCGCTGCTCCTGTATGTCCAGATAAATGAATTTCCAGCATACGGAGCGAAGGCGGGCGACGGTTGGCGACCGGCAACCGTTGAAGAGGTCGGAAAAGCGTTCGATCTCAAGGAGTTGTCGGACGCGCGGGACAAGTTCAGCGGCCTCGCCGTTGCGGAGACGACCGAGGGAAACGCATAGATCCACCCGACTACGGAGAGGTGTTCTGCGTTCTGGCAGAGCGTTTCGGGTGGACATTCGATGTGATCGGCGACATGACGATGGACCAGTTGGAGGCGGCGCTCGCTTATTGCGGCAAGCATCCTCCGGTCAGGCTGTTCTGACGGTTGATGGATTGCTCGGTTTTATGATATACTGAAATCAACCACATATTCAGCGGTCCGACTATCCCGCTCTCACCATGCTCAAAAGGCACGGAGAGGGCGGGTTTTGTGTTTGGAGGTCTTGCGTGTCAGACGTCTCGATCGGAACAGTCAGCAGCGAGGTAAGGCTCAACCTAACCAAACTGGAAGGGGATGTCAGCGAAGCGAAAGCGGCGCTGGCGTCTCTTGCCGCCTCCCTCGTCGGCGCTGTCGAGACGTTCTCTGCGAAGATGGCGCAGGATGCGTCTGCGGCGGTCGCACGGGAAGAGCGGGCAGCACAGGCGGCTATCCAGCGGGCAGCACAGCAGGCGGAGGCACAACAGAAGCGGTCTCTTGCGGCGGCACAGCAGATCGGCGGCCAGTTGCAGATGATGGGGACTGTCGCGGTCGGCGCGCTTGGGATGGCTGTCAAAACAGGGGCGGACTTCGAGCAGAAACTCGTCACGGTCGCGAACAATACAACCATGACGACCGCCGACATCAAGGCGATGGAAGAGGCGGTCAAGAGCCTGGGCAGGGAGAGTGGCGCGGACCTCGGGCAGTTGGCCGAAGGCTTCATGCACGCCTCGAACTTCGGCTTCGATGCTGCAGAATCGACTATGATCCTGACGGAGGCGATGAGGTCTGCCGTCTCGACCGGGGGCGATGTCGGGAAGACGACCGAGATCCTCGCCAACGTCATGCATGAGTTTTCGATCAAGAGCGGGGATGCAGGCAAGGCCATGAACGTCCTGCACCTCGCGGCCGCGCAGGGCAATGCCACTCTTGAGCAGTTCGTCGATGCGGGCGGGCCTGCGTTTGCGATGGCGGCGAACCTCGGTGTCGGCATGACCGAGACGGCGGCGGCCATGTCTGCTCTGACGAAACACGGGTTTACCGCGGCAGAGGCAGCGACGCAGGTCCGGAACATCCTGGCGCATATCGCGGAGCCTGCATCGAAGACGAAGGACCTCCTGGAGCAGCTCTCCAAGACGACCGGCGTTGACCTCGTGCGTGATTTCTCCCTTGCCGGTCTCCAGGGCAAGGGGATGGCGGGCATCCTGGACGACATCAAGCTGGCGGCAGAGAAAGCGCACATATCCACCGAAGACCTGATGATGAAGTTGGTTCCGGCTATGCGCGGCGGCATCGGCGCGATGGCGTTGGCAGGCACGGCGGCAAGCGATTTCAAGCAGGAACTCAAGAGCCTGTCGGATGCGATGGCCGGAACGGTTGATCCCACCACGGCGGCATTCGCCCGCCAGCAGGACACCCTGACCGCGCAAACCAACAAGGCGCGGAACGAACTCACGTTGATGGCATCGGATATTCAGAAGGCGCTTCTGCCCGCCATTCGTCCGATGATCCAGGCGATCCGGGACGGCGCGGAATGGTTCTCGAAGCTCTCCCCGCAGGCGAAGTCGGCGGCGGTCCAGTTGGCAGCGTTCGCGGGCGCCGCGGCTCTTGTGACCGGCACGGTGCTGAAAACCATTACGGCCGTCGCGGAACTCAAGGCAGCGCTATCGGCTTTGTCCCTAATGAAAGTCAGCCTTCCCAGCGTCGGAGGTCTGGCGGCTGGCGGGCTAGGCGGCATCGGACTGGCCGGAGCTGGTTTGTTGGCAGCAGGGGGCGGTCTCGGCTATCTCATGAACCGCACGGTCTGGAGCGGCGTCGAGGAGGCGCAAAACAGAGCATTCGCGCAGGACAGGCACGCGCAGGAACAGACCTCTGCCTGGCGCACGCAGCGCGCGGCATTCCTGGCGAAAGACATCGCTGGGCTGAAGGCTTCCCTCAAAGACTACGAGGGGGTGCCGTCAAAGCTCGCGGACATCAATAAGCGCCTGGCGCAAGAGACTGCGGAGATGCGGGCGGTCTTCGGAGACGACGGCGGGAACTCCTCCGGATCAGGGAAGAAGGGCGGCGGGCACAAGACTGTCGATCAGTTTCTCGCGTCTGCGGGCGGCGGTGGAGGTGCGGGCGGCAAGGGTGGAGGCGGGAGCGATGCGAAAGAGGCGATCCAGGAGGTTCAGGACGCGCTCTATAAGCTGACGCACTCCGACTACGAGGTGCGGATGCGAGAGGCGTGGAAGGACCTGAACGAGGAGATCCGCAAGGGTGTCCCTGCTCTCCTGGCGCGACAGCTCTACACCCGACAGCTTGCCGACATTGAGAAGGATCAGGCTGCAGATCGCGCCAAGATGGGCGGGACGATGGCGCAGGCTGTTCGGAACATGCAGGCGCAGGACGCGGCCAACGCCAAGCGGGAGAACGACGAGATCACGGCCTCGATACGGGCAGTGGTCGATGCGTACACGGCTGAGGCGGCGGAACTCGAAAGCGTGAAGCAGGCGACCGACGAGGCCGACAGGGCCGCGCAGCAGATGTTCGACAATCAGATTGCCGACATGTTGAGACTGATGGAGGCGCAGCGCCTTGAGGCGGAAGCAACCGCGCAGTACTGGAAAGACGTGCAGGACGAGCAGGAGGCGACTTTCCGGGCGAGGATCGAGCAGAGTGCGATCGCGGCGAAGGCGGAGCAGGACGAGCGAGATCAGACGGAGCAGTACCATAAAGACAACCCGGACATCGGCAAGAAACCTCAAACTCAATTACAGAAGGTGCTGCGGCAGATGGGCGGCGATATACAGAGCATCCTGGGAGGCGCGTTCGAGAAGGTCTTCCTGGGAGATACCAAAAACCTGCTCGGGGATCTGTTGAAATCCTTTGAACAGATGCTCGCCAAGATGGTGGCGGATGCGGTGGCGGCCGGGATTGTGCGGAGCCTGTTCGGCGGCGGGAACTTCGTCACAGGCTTCATGGGCAGCCTGTTGGGAGGCTTCGACGATGCGGGAAACGACCGGACGGCGCGCCATTGGGGCTTCGATTTCGCCTCGATGTTTACCCAGGGCATGAGCGACCATTCCACCAGCAGGATGGCGGCGGCCGCGCCTGGAGGCTCCAGCGGGGGTGATACCCATGTCCACATCAATATCCAAGGGCCTGTCGTGCGGCATGATCTGGACATCCGGGACCTGTCGCGGCAGGTGGCGCGAGAGGTGCAAAACGGACTGCGGGCGCGGCCAGGGACGGGAGCGCGGGCATGACCTACCAGTTGAAATATGGATCATACACCTTCCCGCGCGGCATGTATCCGTCCGACAACAACGTGCCTTCCACAGTCCCGCAGAGCAAGCATCCGCGTCTTGATGGCGGGCGCATCCTGACGCCTACGCTCGGCCTGAAACTTATCACAGTCAAAGGCGGGATCGTCGCGCCGGCGGGCACGTCGGCGCGCACGATCGTGGATGGCATGAAAGCGGCGGTTCTCCAGGGGCCTGCGAACCTGACGTTTCAATCAGACCGATATTGGCGGAACGTTGTCTGCCGGGACTTCAAGGACGGGCATCCTGGCACGCACTACGACCGGATAGACGATATTGAGATCGACCTCATCACCGGCGATCCGTTTCAGTACGAGACGGCGACGCAGACGCTTGCACTGACGCCTTCCAGCACAACAGTGAGCGGGACGGCGACGGCAGCAGGCAACGCCTACAGCAAGCCGGTGATCAGCTTCACGGCGGCGAGCACGAACCTGAACCTGTCCTGCTATAACGACACGACCGCGGAGAGTTTTACGCTGGTCGGCACAGTGGTGAGTGGGGATGTCGTGATTGTCGATTGCCTGAACGAGACGGTGACGATTGCCGGGGTCGATAAGATGAGCTTCTTTGAGGGCACGTTTCCCCGGCTGTCGGTCGGCGGGAATATAATCCGGGCGACCTATTTGAGCAGCGCTCTTTCGGCCATCTCGGTCGCTTGGGCGAACAGGTGGTATTGATATGCCGACCTTAGGATCGCCGGGACCGCTGACGGCATATGACAACATGGTCCTGGCAGAGACGGGATTGATCCATTACTACCCGTTGAATGAGACGGCAGGGACGACCGCTTACGATGCGATCGGTGGGGTGAATGGGACATGCACAGGCGTGACATTCGCGCAGTCTGGGCATGTAACGGATGGATCGACCTGCGCAGCGTTTTCGGGCAGCAGCAGCGGGATCACCTTCGGAAGCCCTTTCGCCCTTGGTACTGGCGGCGTCTTTACGGTGGAGTTCTGGTTTAAGTATTCGGCACTGACGAACTTCCAGGCGTTCTACCAAAACGGGATCGACACCCATGGCAACAGCGCCTGGTTGAACGGCACGGATCTGGCGCTGTCGATCGACAACAACTCGAATTATTCGACGGGGATTACGGCCTCTACATCCGCCTGGCATCTGTGCCATTGCATCTATACCGGGACGCGACGGCAGATGTACATCGATGGTGTAATGGTGCTGGATGGGGCGCTTTCAACACCGAGCGCGCCCACGACGAGCAACTATTTCGGGCGGTTTGCAAATACCGGGGACGGACCATCGTTTGCAGGATCGGCCCAGAAGGTCGCCTATTACAATGTCGCACTCTCGCCCTCCTCCATCGCTGCGCACTACGCAATGACACCTCCGCCTCCTGTTGTCCCGGTGGTGTCGGAAATGGATATCCGGTTCTACGGCGCCGACGGCCTGCGGAAGCTCTTGCCCTCGGATTGGATAGAATCTCTCGACTTCGAAATCATCGAGCAGGGCGGGTATGGACAGGGTTCTTTGAAGGTGCAGGAGGTCTACGCCGGCGGCTTCCAGACCTTCGAGGTGGAGCGGATCGACGTGCGGCTCTGGGGGCAATTGCTTTACCGGGGTTTCGTGCGGATCAGTCAGAGCGAGACGACCGGGGAGGATCAGACGGACAGCCCGACACTTTACGGGCTGATGGAGATCTTGAGCGGATACCTCGTGCGTAGACGCTTCGCGTATGCCAGACCGGTCGACCCGGGCGTGCTGTTTGTCGATATGGTGTATGAGTACGTCAAGCGGTCCGGACGGCTGGCCAATATCATCGTAGACGTGTCGGGAGTATCGGGTCTCTCGCTCCTGATCCAGCAGTTCGATGCGACTGGCAAGACATTCACGCAGGCGATGAACGATCTGTGCGATCTGTTTCCGCAGAAGCTGATCTGGGGGATCGATGTCGATGGCGCGACACAGGACCGGATCTACCTACGGCCGCGCTCAGCAACGACGAAATACAAGTTCGCGATTGGCAACAACGTCAAGGCGCTGATGTATCCCAGAGATGCGACCCAGATCGTCAACACCCTGCTCATCACCGGCGCGCCGTTGGACGGATCCGGATACCCGCCGAACCTCTGCCCGAACGGGAGTTTCGAGGATACGCTCATTCCCGGAGAGTACACTTCGAACCTGTTGACCAATGGCGATTTTGAGCACGGATCCGGAGGGACGCGGCCTGACAATACCTGGCAGTGCGTCGGAGACCCGTCGTTGGATGCGGCGTTCGGCCGGTCAGGAACGGCGGCGATCCTGGATAACAATCCCTCGCACGAAGCGATCTATGAGGATGTCGCGGTGGTCGATGGCCTGCCGGTCCATGCGACCTGCTGGGCCATGGTGATTGCGGGGGAGAGTTGGAGTTTCCGGCTTGTCCTGACCTACTACGACAGCGGCGGGAGTGTGCTCGACACGGTGACGGGGCCGTGGGAGACGCCGACGGCAGACAATGTGTATCGGCACTATCAGTTGGATTGGACACCGACGAGCGCGACAGGCGCGGTGAAACTCCGCTATTACCTGGAACTCGATCCGGCCAACAGCGGCGCGCACGGGCTGAATATCGACGACTGTTCGGTGTGGATCGATCAGGTCGCGGCGGCGAGTTGGGCGCAGGGGACGAACAGCGGGGCGCATTTCACAACGCTCGATTGGGCGAACAGCGACAACAGCCTGGAGCCTTACGACGGCGGCACGATGGTGAAGGCGCAGGCGAGCATCACGGGCGGCGCGGGCAGTTACGCGGAGATTGCAACGACGCAGGCGGCGCGGATCAGCGTGCACGAGAACCGGGTCTACTATGTTTCGGCCTGGATCTGGGTTCCGGCATCCTCTACGGTCGAGGTGAAGATCGGGGGGAAGGTGTGGAGCGGAGGAACGCTGTCGGCAACACTGGTAGGCTCTCTGCAGTCGCTGACAACGCCGGGGTGGAACCTGATCTCCTACATCATCACGACTGGGGGCGGGAACGATGGCCTGGACGTGATTATCAGGCTGTTCAACGGTACGGCCTGCTATATCGATGCCGTGAGCGTGTTTGAGAACAACCTGCCGGACATCAACCATCAGGAAATCTACTATCCAGGGTCACAGTTTACGGCCGTCCGGAGTGTGGACGATTACAGCGGGTTTATCAACCTGGATGCGGCGGCGAGCATCACGAACTGGGGACCGAGGGAAGCGACGGTCTCGAATGACAATATTCTGACGATCGCGGACCTGGATGCGTTCTGCATCCTGTACTTCAACGCTCATGCGATCTCGTTGGTGAATGCGGGGCTGACGATCTTCGGGCCGACGTCTCCGGTTTTTCTGGACGGGCTTGTCCAGATCGTGAATTTGCAGAGCGCGCCTCCTCCGCTTTTCGCTTCGAACGTGCGGTACCGGATCGACCAGGGCGGCATTGAAATGACGATAGACCTCAACAACAGACAGCCGGATCTCGCTCTGCTTTTGAGGGAGATACAGGAAGGGAAACGATAGTGCCCAACACTCTCTATACAAAGGCGCGGGAAGCCTTCGCGAATGCGGCGATCAACTGGCCGAGCGACACGATTAAGGCGGCGCTCGTCAGTAGTGCCTACTCGCCGAACGTTTCGACAGATCAATACTGGAGTTCAGTGGTCGCGAACGTCATCGGCACGCCACAGGCCCTGACAAGCAAAACCAATACTGGCGGCGTCTTGGATGCGGCAGATCCCACCTTTACGGCAGTCCCTTCCATCGCAACCTATGTGGTGCTCTATAAGGACACCGGAACGAACTCCACGTCTCCCCTGATCGGCATAATCGACGGGAAAGTATCCGTCACCGCGGCGGCACTGGCGAACACCTCGGCGACCACCATCGCGATCGATCCTCTCACGGCGGCGCTGGCAGTCGGCTCAACGGTCCTGTTCGGATCGGTCACGGCGACCCTGACGGTAGCGGCTGCGGTCGGAGATCGCACGTTAACGGTATCGGCGCTCTCCGGATCGGTTCCGCAGGGGACCGTCGGCACATCATCGGCCCAGGGCGGACTGCCTACGACGACGACCGGCGCGGACATCACGGTCACCTGGGACAATGGCGCGAATAAAATCTTCAAGCTTTAGGGAGGGCAGTATGGATTACGAAGCGCTCAAAAACGAGATCGAAATCGATCCGGAAGGCATGGGGTACGCGGAACTCGTAAAGAAGGGATCGGACCAGGGGATTGCGGATCTCCTGAATTCTCCGAATTCCGGCCGGGTCAATAAAGGCGTCATCCTGGCGAAAGACTTCTTCTATGACTTCGGGTTCATTATCATGCGCATCCCGTTTGTGCCCGACGCCGCGGCACGTAGCGCCTTCGAGTGGGCAGTCAACGTGGCGGACAAAGCCGGACGGATCAATTTGGCGGCACCAGAGATTGACGGCGATCTTACCGTTGACCCTCCTGTCATCGGATTTCGTCAGCAGGCAGCAGATGCCGGTTTGTGCACAGACGAGAAGTGGGAAGACGCGGCAACCCGTCCCGCAAGCCGCGCCGAGATGTTGCCTGGAGTGGGCGTGGAGGTCACCGCGACGGACGTTTCGAAGGCTCTGGGGCATTACGGCCTTCACAAGATGGCAGATCCGGAAGAGGCTAAATAAATGTCTACAAATCAAACCTGGACACCTCTGGGGCCTACCGTCGATGTCATCACCAACACGGAGCTTTCAGCCCTTGCCAATAACACGACAGTCACAGGGGCGACGCCTTATGACAATAGTGCGGGAAACCTGTATGCCGAGTTGACCCTGACCATCACGATGAATATCGCGGCGACGGCCGGCACAGGCTTTCTGGTATGGGTCCACCGGTCTTACGACGGTACGAATTTCGAGAGCATAACTGCGGTCTTCTTTGCGATCAAGCCCGCGAACTATTCGTTCGGAGCGCCGACCAATACCACGCAAATCACCCTGACCCATTTGATTCAACTGTCTCCGGGGAAAACGAAATACTCCATCCAGAACAACGGAACCGGACAAGCAACAAAGACTGACACAACATCGGCGGGCAGTAAGTTAACAATTACGCCTGTGGGCCTCCAATCGGCTTAAGGGGGCGCCATGTTTCCCAGTTTTGAAACGGCGATGCCCGTCGATGAGTTCAACCCGGTCAATCGGGATCACCCCTTAACACGGGGGAGACGATTGTGGCTGATGACCCTCCCGCACCTTGCCGCAGGAACCAAATGGTATGACCTGATCGGTCCGAATGTGGGGACGTTAAACAACTTCGGCGCTATGGAGTGGGGCAATAACGGCAGGCAGGGAGGTTTCGGGGACCTCGGTTTTGCGAATGGCCAGTATGTCGATTGCGGGAATACGGATACCAGCCTGAATTTCACCGGCGGCAACTTTACCGTGATGTTTTTCGCAAGGTTCACGTCCCTGGCAAGCTCTCCGGTCCCGATCAACCGTGGGACCTATCAAACGAATGGGTGGTATGTCTTCATTTCCACGGCAGGGCAGCTTTACCTACAGTGCGAATCTGCCGGGGTAGACAACTCGATCGCAACAGCGACCG